GAGCTACACACAGGCATCTTAGACAACTGGAGTTTCCACACCGATAAAGTCCCATACACCGTTGAACACAACTACCACCCAGATTTTATACGCGAGGTTGAAGGCAAGAAGATTTTGCTTGAAGCTAAAGGTAGGTTCTGGGACTACGCAGAGTTCAGTAAATACATCTGGATTAGTAAGACACTGCCAGAAGATACGGAGCTAGTGTTTCTTTTTGCCAACCCCAGTGCGCCGATGCCACAGGCTAAGCGTAGAAAGGACGGCACTAAAAGAAGCCACGGTGAGTGGGCAAGCGCTAACGACTTCCGTTGGTTTAGTGAAGATAGTATTCCTGATAGTTGGATCAACCCAAAGAAGAGGGAGAGTTTTGACTGACTTCAACCGCAAAGACGAGAGGCGCGATAGGTTTGAAAGGAAGAAGAAGTTCAAGAAGATTAGTTCTTCTTCTAAATTAAAAGATACTAAGCGCAAAGAACCTAAACTTATTATACATACAGAGGTAGAACATGGGACTCAATGACGCAACACCCTCAGATTGGGACAGAGTACGTAGAGAACACCCTGCTATTGAGAAAGACTCCATAGACTATAAGCCATACATCGACATGGCTATGCAAGAAGCACATGCATATGAACACGAAGAAGCCATACGCAAAGCTTTACAAGACCTTGCAACTAAACAGACTGTGGCTGAAGATGTCGTCAATAGCCCAAGCCATTACAACAGCGGTGGCATAGAGTGCATACAAGCTATTGAGGCAAGCATGGAGCCTGAAGCATTCCAAGGTTACTTAAAGGGCAACACTTTGAAATACATTTGGAGGATGTCCTATAAGAAAAAAGCTTTAGAGGACTGCAAGAAAGCGCAGTGGTACTTAAATAAATTAATCAGCACACTAGAGGACAAAACATAATGGATCAGTATCAACAGTTTATACACAAGAGCCGCTACGCACGTTGGATTCCAGAGCATACTCGCAGAGAAACATGGAGCGAAACAGTCTTTCGTTATGTTTCATTCTGGAGAGATCGTGAGCAGATTACAGTAAGAGAAGGACAGAAACTATATGATGCTATCCACAACCTAGAAGTCATGCCCTCTATGCGTTGTATGATGACAGCCGGAGTAGCCCTAGATAAAGATAACGTAGCAGGGTTCAACTGTAGCTACTTGCACATTGATTCTCCGCGATCCTTTGATGAGTTGATGTATGTTCTTATGTGCGGCACAGGTGTAGGCTTTAGTGTTGAGCGTAACTTTATCAACAAGCTACCTGAGATTGCAGAGTCCTTTCACAAAACCGACAGCGTTATTGTTGTGTCCGACAGTAAGATTGGTTGGGCTTCTGCGTTTCGTGAGTTGATCGCCATGCTGTACGCAGGTAAGATACCTCAGTGGGATGTCAGTAGGGTACGAGGGTCAGGCGAACGCCTTAAAACCTTTGGTGGTCGTGCATCAGGCCCAGAGCCTTTGGTAGATTTGTTTAACTTCTGTATTGAAATCTTTCAGAAAGCTAAGGGCCGTAAGCTAACAAGCATTGAGTGTCACGATATTGTATGTAAGGTTGCAGACATTGTAGTTGTTGGCGGTGTCAGACGTTCAGCATTAATAAGCTTGTCTAATTTATCTGATCAGCGTATGGCTAAAGCTAAGTCAGGAGATTGGTGGAGAACTGAAGGTCAACGCGCACTGGCTAACAACAGCGTGGCGTACACAGAAAAGCCTGACTTTGAATCGTTCCTGTCAGAGATGCAGACCATGTATGAATCTAAAGCAGGTGAGCGTGGTATCTTTAGTCGCGTAGCGGCACAGAAGATTGCAGGTCGAAACGGACGTAGAGACGTAGAGCATGACTTTGGAACCAATCCTTGCAGTGAGATAATTCTACGCAGTAATCAATTCTGTAATCTATCTGAGGTGGTAGTACGTGCTGACGATACTTTAAAGACTCTTAAAGCTAAGGTAGAAACAGCCGCCATCATCGGCACACTGCAAGCAACACTCACTGACTTCCGGTACTTGCGGAATGTATGGAAGCGTAACACAGAAGAAGAAGCACTGTTAGGTCTAAGCATGACAGGCATTATGGATCACCCTGTTATCGGAACAGCGTCAGATAAAACCGCAGAATGGTTGGAGGAACTAAAGAATGTGGCTGTTAAAACAAACAAGAAGTGGGCTGAGAAGCTTGGCATTAATCAGTCTGTCGCTATTACATGTGTTAAGCCAAGTGGTACAGTCTCTCAGCTTGTTGATAGTGCTTCTGGGATACACCCTCGTTTCTCTAAGCACTACATTAGGAGGGTTCGTAGCGATAAGAAAGACCCACTTGCAGTCTTTATGGAGCAAGCAGGATTCCCAGTAGAGCAGGATGTAATGTCGCCTAGTTCCTCTGTGTTTAGTTTTCCTGTACAAGCTCCCAAGGCCAGTACAACAGTTAAACAAGTTGGAGCTATGCAACAGTTAGCTCTGTGGAAGTCTTATCAGAACCACTGGTGTGAACACAAACCAAGCATCACGGTGTACTACACAGACGATGAGTTCCTGCAAGTTGCTCAGTGGATATGGGATAACTTTGATATCTGTAGTGGCATTAGCTTGTTGCCTGTTAGTGACCATGTATATCAGCAAGCACCCTATGAAGATATAGATGCTACTACATATAAAGAACTACTAGCGGCCATGCCAAAGGATGTTAACTGGGAAGACTTGGGGAACTTTGAACAGGAGGACAATACCACAGGGTCACAAGAGTTAGCGTGTGTAGGTGGTGCTTGTGAAATCGTCTAACGGCAAGGAAGCCAACATCATAGGCTTTAAAGTCTTAATCAACTGTGAAGGGAATGTCGTGACAGAAATGTCCGGCATACCCCTCAGTGAGTTGTCAAGTGTTTTGAAGGGGGATGAATTGGCTATTATAAGAAACATTGTACAACTTACGAAACAAAAACTAGAGCCGATCCATTCTTTTTTAGAAGACGAACTAAACGCTTTAAACCATCAAGTTTTATAATTGAACAGGTACTAACATGTTAATAAAATTAAGTAGACAAGATGTACACACTTGCTCAGTAATGGGTGCTGATACTGTTAAGCTTTGTGAAATGCAAGGCTTCAGTCCACGGTTAAATAACAAGAATCAATCTAGAGTTGAGGCTAACATTTACGGATTTAAAGCAGAGTTTGCAGTAGCTAGACTGTTTAATCTTGAACTGCCTACAATTAATGTAGTTAGTGACGGAGGAGTTGATTTGTGGTTTGATAATTATAGCATTGATGTTAAGTTTAATAACTCAGAACACGGTAAACTTATATTTGACAACATAACAAAGTTTAAATCACAAATAGCTGTACTTGTAGGACGTACTGAAGACCCAAATATTATGCGTGTCAATGGATGGGTAAGTCGAAAAGACTTTGAAACTAAACGCTATGAACATGATTTTGGATACGGAGATAGGTTAGTTATGAACCATGATGACTTAGCCCCTATAGAAACTTTGTGGGCTAAGCTTATGGCTATTAAATTTAAATAACTATTACTTAATTTTGTTAGCTTTAGTACTCTATTTTTTACTTTTAGCACCTGAACACTTCCAACGCTTGCGAGATAAGTTGTTAGGAGTGTTCGGGTCATTTTGTTTTTTCTTAGATAAACCCTTCTTGATTCCTAAACTTCTGGCACAGTAGCTGTCACCTTTAGATGTCCCTGCACGTACTCTAGGCCCACCACCTTTTGCCTTTCCTGCTTGACCATAGCTAACCTTCTTTCCACTAGCTGTAACTTTTACTTTTGCTTTACCTTTTCTGGGAGTAGCCATGTTTAGACCCTATATTTTTTAGTTTTCTTTGCAATCTTCTTAGGCTGTGCGCTGTGTTGCTTACCTGCTTTTGTGTCTTTCTTTTTCTTTTTAGTTGTTGCGGCATACTGTGCAGGTGTCAAAGCGTTTATAGCCGCTTTAGGCAGATAACGCTCACCAGTTTTAGCACTAGGCTTACCTGACTTAGTAGTCCACTTTTGTTTTGTCCAATCCTTTAAAGACTTTTGAGATTTTGCAAGCGCCATTATTTTTTCTTCCTTGCTTTTTTCTTAGCGGTATCGGACAAGTCCTTTAAATGAAATAGTTTTACACTCGTCTTAGTGTGGGACTTGTTAGTGTGCAAAGAACCATCAGGCATTTTGTGAGTGCCTCCTGTGTGTAGTGTACCGTCTTTCTTATAATGATTAACGCCTTTCATTTGTAACCCCCTCCTTTTGCTTTGTATTCTTTAGCAAGCATCTGAGCCTTTCGTGCGCTCCACTGTCCTGCTTTGCCACCCTTAGTGCTTGCTTTAATTTTATTAAATAGATTCTTACGCATTGTAGGCTTAGTGTAGTTACCTGCTTTATTAACTGTTGACTTCTTCTTTGCGGCCATTACCTGTCCCTCGCTACTGATTTTGTTTTTTCTACTGTACGCATTGCTCCAAGACCTAACATTCCCATGAGTACACTTGTAAGAAGTGAGCTATCTACAGGAGGGACAGTAAACCATATGCCCAGTATAGGTGCTAAGATTGTAGAGTACATTAAAGCAAATCCGCATATCCACCCAATCGCAGGTCTCCATCCAGAGACAAACAAACTCTTGTGTGCCGCCTCAACTTTGTTAACAGCTAACTGGCCCTTGGCTAATTCTTGAGCGTGTCGCTCTGCCATAGTACTGATCTCGTGGGCTAAGGCACTAGCTTGGTCTTTATCAACAATAAATTTGTTCAGTAATCCTGTTACTGGGCCTATTAGTTTATCTAACATTATGGATATACCTCTGTAGTTTTAGGGTCTACGTATTTTGGCTCACAAAAAGCTGTCAGTGGGATTTTAAAAGCTTGGTTCCACTTGCTCGTACCGCTACCGCCACGGATGTTTTGAGTGCTTAGATTCCTAGAGAAATAGATACACTGATGCATGTCAGCCCACGGCCCATACTGCTCTCTGGATTCTTCATAGCCTTCCGAATCCGTTAGAATTACAACGAGATAAAATACAAGCTGTTTCATTTTAGAACCTTCGCGTTGTTTTCAACCCACACTAGCTTGCAGATACACTGCGTAGGTTGATAGTTACGCTGTGCTTTAGAAAGCTGTTGGCACATGTATCTACAGGCTTGAAGGTTTTTGTAGTACACAGTTTTACTTTCATCGACACTGCCGTTAAGAAAGAACAATAGTGCAAACGCCATCTTCATTTTACTTAGCCAACAACGCTTGGACTAAAGCTTGTATCTGTTCGTTCGTTTGCTCTTGAATTTTTTCCTGCCTAGCTAAAGATTCTACAATAGCTTCTACTTTAGTTTCAGTTACGGCTTGGTTCTGTCCGTTCTTCTGAGCGGCCTTAGCAGTTTCTTTAACGATAACTTCTATACGCTTTACGTCTGCTGTCGTAGCTTCTGCGTTAGCTTGGGCGGCTCCATAGCTTATAGCGCCTACAAAAAGACTAACTACTAGCGGCAACGCCCACGTTGGGATTGAGATTGTATTGTCTGACATGGATATATCTCCTGTTTTAAATTAATAACACCAACACATTGGTTCGGTTTTACGGATGTCTACGTGAACAAAAGACTTAGCTACACCCACTGACATGCCCATAGCTGACGCATGTTTAACAATTGCTAAACGCTGTGCGCCTCCAGAGACTTTGATGTCTGCGGCAATACCGGATGCATGGGTTCCTGCAATTTTTTTTGCTTTCTCTATGCTGTGGTTAGGGCTTCTGTAGCCACTTGTAATGTTAAACGGAAACCCACAGGCCGCTCTGAGTTGATCTAAAGCATGTATAAAATCAGCGTCCATCTCGTTCTCGCCAGTTTCTTGGCAATCAAAGTCTGATAGGCTAAAGTATTTAAAATCATCTTTCATTTATTTACAGTTCCTTCTTAGTTGGTTTAATACTTTACCAC